GTGTACTGTGGACCGGTTTGGAGGGCATGGAAAGGCCCCCGGACGAGATCCGGGGGCCAAGGTCAAGCCTGGGGTGGCGCCGCCGAGTCAACCCCGCAAGGGGGTATGACACGGACGTCATTAGGCTAGTTCAGCAAGAGCGGCATTAATTTCCGCCAGTTCCTTTGTCTGAGCTTTCGCTTGGTTTTGCAGCGGGTTCAGTTTTTTCTTGGTTTCCTCCATCGCTTTTTGGAGGAGCTTTCTCCTTTCCTTTAAAGAAGAGATTTGCGCGACGTCTGTCACGTTCTTCGAAGTAGGATCGTTCTGCATCTTCGTCAACCTCATGTTCCGAGGACGGGAAATAGTCATCGCCCTCTACATAGAAGTCGTTAGCATCATCCAGGGTTTCAAGACCAGCCATTTCTGCACGGCGAGAGATAGTTTCCTCCACCATGCGTTGGACGCGATCAGTGATGTTTTCTCCCCGCATGTACCGCACTGGTAGTGTGACAGGCGTATCATCAAGTACTTCTTGGCCTGCCTCATTGAGGCGAGACTTATTTGGAGGAGAGTTGCCAGGGACAACGCGTTGTTTTTTCTTAGCCATGTGAGCCTCCTAGTAGATGTAAGAAGTGCCGGTTTTGGACAGCATCCGACGAGCTTGGACGGAGTGGTGACACATAATCCAAAGGCCGTCAGTCGTTTGGATAGGGTAGATACGTTTGGTGGGATTGGACTTTACGAAATCCCCATTAAGCGCAGGAGCAGAAGCGAATTCGCGCCCCATATGCCAGAAGTTGAGTGTGGTTCGGAACTCACCAGCAATAGTGTTTTCCTGGCGCCGGTACTCATCATACCTATCTTGGTAGCCCCAGGTTTCGTTTTGAACAGCAGTGGACGCTTGATTCGCGTAAATTTCGCGTTTCAGAACTTCTTGTTGTCCGATGTGTTCGAGTTCCTTTTGCCAATAATCCTCCTTGCTTCTTCTGAAAGTGGAGCGATGTAGACCTTGCGAGTACATAGTTTTTGGTCGCACTGATAGCAGCGACATAACAATTCCATGTTCCTCAAAGAACCGTCTGTAGCGATTGCTTCGCATAACACCGATGCCATGACCTTTGAGGTTTCCGACACCTTCTGAGTCATCACCGTCTGTAGTGACACCAGTCTGCAAGACTTCTGAGAATTGAAGAGTTTGGCGACCCCCTCCGAGATATTCAGGCCGTTGCAACCGAGCGTCAGACGATCGGACACCGAGATAGCGGAGGTATTCAGTATAACGAGAGCCATAACGAGCGCGTGCCTCCGCGTAGCGTTGAAGTGCGAATAGTTCACGTAATTCGTTGACGGAAACCGCCGTAGCGCCCGAAAGGTCGGCTTCCAGACCTTGGATAACTTCGTCATCGTTACCCCAAATAAGGTTTTGCGTAGTGCCCACAGCAGTAGTGATTTGGAGGTTCGCGTTGGTAGAGCCAGCAGTTTGAATGTTTGTCAGCCCGCCAGTACCCCGTAGGCGAGCATTAGCGCCAGTGCCAATAATTGGAGCGACATCACCCAAAGGAATAGTAACGTCTGGTCCCTTTTGGGGCCAGGGGCGGGCAGAAGTAAAGTAATCCTTTTCCCAAGCGACGTTAAGAAGGTCAACATTGGTAGTATTGTCTCCCCCGCTTTCAGTACGAACGACAACTTCCGACTGTAAATCCTGATCCCGATACCACTCATTGAAGATCAAGCCATAGGCGCGGAAGGGTAGAGCGCTGACAGGAGTATCATTAGTAATAGACAGAGGGATGCCGAGATAATCACGGAGAGAACCCACAGCATGGCTATCGAGAGGCATCCAAGGCCATTCAGTTTCGTCCATTCCATCAGGCCCACCAGTAATGAAATCTTCCCACTCATCCCAAATAAGACGGTTAGGAACGAACCAATGATGGATACGGACATCAGCGCGATGCATCAGCGGAGCGAGTAGAGGCTGGACGCGAGCAAGCACTTGAGTTTGTTGTTGGATACTGTCACCGGGAAGCACTTCGAACCAACCACAGGGGATCAGTTCCCCCATATCGCAGGTAAGTAGCTTAGTGTTAGACAGTGAGAATTTATTTCGTTTCATAGGTGTTTGTTCCTCTTAGTAGCGCGTAAACGCGCATCAAGTTTTTCCAGTTTTACTTTTTCCTTGTGCTCATGCCTTTCCTTCCCCTTGTAATACTTGAACGGGTCCGCTGCCTCCTCATCAGTGAGGTAATCACGGTACACCAATAGCATTTTTTCTTGAGCTTTGAACGCGGCTTCTTCACTCTGAGTAAGTTCCGTAAAGTTCATCTCTGCCCGCAGACGAAGTCGCATATATCTCCCGAGTGGCATAGTTCTCCCACCGTGACGGAGCATTGTCGGCACGTCAGCAAGACGCTCAATTTCGTCCCATCCGTGCTTATTTTGTAGAGCAGTTGCGACCTGGGATAGACCGGGCGCACCAATCCCGGGACGCAGAGACATGCGCGCAAATTCAGGATACCGACCATTAAGCCGGGGGTCATCTGGAGAGGTAAGCTTTTTTGTGACATAGCCAGCTATATATTGCGCGGAATGCAGAGTGAGTTCACCTGTATATGAAAATCCGTAATGCCAAGTTTGTTTAACGCACTCAGTATGCCTGGGATCATGTCCAAATAGCGCAAGGTGATAATGTGGCCGGTTTGAGTTATCTCCGTATTCGCCAACCCCATAATATCTAATTGGCGACTGATAGAGCTTGCGGAAACGTTTGAGCCATAGTTGCAAGTGAGTAGGATCGAGAGAACCGTTTGGCGGGACATGCTTATCCTCGTAAGTAAGTGTGACGAAGGAAGAAGCGGGGTGCACCGCCGCTTCCAACATCATCCTATGTGTCCATATACGACGCCTTTTGATACGGCAAGGCATACACTGCCCGCACGCATGTGAGACGACACCTTTCGTAAATGGTTTCTTACAGAGCATTAGCCGAACCGGTAGCCAATCCGAAGCGGTCTAGTACGTCTACGACCAGCGCGACCGCGACGCCGGAAAGAACGACGACGACGAGAACGGAAACGACGACGAAAACGCATATCTTCCTCCTAACGATGCGGGAGTAGACCGGTATGATCTACAGTCCCATCAGTCCGCACCCGACGAGCACGGAATTCAGTACCATTCCAGACCCAACGATAGTCGGGAGGAAGGGGAAATTGATCAGCAGGGGGGGGCCGAGGCACGTTACGACCGAAGAAGGGGAGAGCGTTGTTACGCCACCACCAACCGATACCTTGACCGGGAATTTCATCGAACCGTTGAGCGATATCTTCCGAAGGGACTACACCGATGCCCTGACCAGTACGGACGTATTGATAATCCGTGATAGTGCCAGCTTGACGGCGCCCATCGCCAGGAGCGGAAGCACGGACCTCTGACGGAACAGTAACCGCGCCAGCATTGGGACCCCGAGTAGGTGTAGGCGGAGAAGGGGGCAGCTGGGCCGAATTGGCTCGGCCGATTTGCGATCGGAGAAGATCATTTTGCAGCATGCCGGTTTCCAGATCCACGGCGTGCTGTTCTTGCTTCATTGTGAACTCGCGATCTGCTCTGGCAGTCGCTGCGAGAAGTTCGGCGCGGCGTTCGCGGGCATCCATTTGAGCGAGTTTAGCACGCGAGAGATCTTGACCCATGCCGGCCAATGCGCCGGCGCCATTGTCGGAGCCTGAGGGCGTATAGGACATCGTAGGGGCGCCCAGCGCGTACAGAGGGTGTACGCCAGCTTTTTCAGCATCAGCGACGCGCCATTGAATTTGGTTTTGCAGAACTTTCTTTTGTTTTTTCCATTCGCTTTGCCCGCCGAGAATAGAAGCAGCAGCGGAAGCGGCAGTAGCAGCAGCTTGGCCCCAAGACATTTTAACACCTCACTTCAGAGTAGAACTTGTTTTTACGTTTGCGCATTAATCGAGTAGCGCCCTTACCAGTGAACCGCAGAGCATGAAGGACTTCACGACGACGCTTGCGCCGTACGCAGATTATAACTTGCCAGGGAAGAGTAAAGCCGATGCGGTAGGGTAGCTCATCGCGCCTGAGGACATCGTGGACACCGTGAGGACCGCGTTGACGTTCTTTGACCCAGGTATTTGTCTTACCATAGCGCTTAGACGATTTGACGCGATTACGGAGCACGTCAGAGAGGGGATACCGACCACCATACGTTGAACGATACGCGAGGGGGTCATTTTCACCGACTATGACGATGCGGGGGCGAGTAGAGAGCCCACGTGGAGGAAGGTAGGAACGAGGCCACTGGGGGCTCTCAGGTGACCACCGGCGACGATCTTCGTATTTTGTGAGATCGATGTACCGACCGCCGGTTTCTGACCAGCGTTGAAGCCAAGGATTGCCGAAAGAGGAAGGAGGCGGAGCAACGGAGTTAGCAGATCTAGAGCGTCTGCGCCCGCCTGCTCGTGATCCTCGCTTGGCCATGGCCGGTGTCACCTAGAACAGTACACATCAAGTAGAGTGTACTGTGGACCGGTTTGGAGGGCATGGAAAGGCCCCCGGACGAGATCCGGGGGCCAAGGTCAAGCCTGGGGTGGCGCCGCCGAGTCAACCCCGCAAGGGGGTATGACACGGACGTCAT